GGGTGGGCCACGGCGAATCGACCGCGACGGCCGACGGCGGCGGCAAGCACCCGTACCTGAAGGAGATCGACCGCGTGATGGCCGAGCGGAAGATGAGCCGGGCCGCGGCGACGGCGCTGGTCGCCAAGGAGCGCACGGACCTGTACCGGGCGTACCTGACCGGCAACGCGGTGCGGACCACGGCCGACAGCGACTGATCGGACACCGGCGCAGCGCCGGGGCGCGACCCGCCCCGGCGCGATGCGCCGCCCGGCGGCGACGGACGGACGGACGGACGGACGGCGGACGGACGAGAGCCTGTTACCAAGAACCCTGAACCACAAGCGAGAAAACCATGAGCAGCAACCAGCGCGGGCCCATCACGCTCGAGGCGGCCTCGGCCCTGGAGCCGTACCGCCGCGTGCGCTTCAACGGCACGCAGTACGCCTACGCGGCGGCGGGCCAGAACCACGACTTCATCACCGATGCGCCCCGGGCCAACGCCCAGGGGGACAAGACCGTCGGCGACCACCGATCGTTCGACGGCGTGGTGCGCCTGACGGCCAGCGGCGCGATCAGCGCCGGGGCCCTGGTCTACGGCGACGCCAGCGGCAAGATCACCGCCACGCAGAAGGGCGGGGCCATCGGCACCGCCGTGACGGCGGCGACGGCCGACGGCGACATCATCGAAGTGATCCCCAACGGCGGCAACGCCGAGGTGTACGAGCACACGCACACCATCACCGCCGGCGAGGACACCGCCAACACGGTGGTGATCGACACCGGCTTCGGGACCAACCCGACCTGGGTGTCGGTGGTGATCGAGGCCTCGGGCGTGCTGGCGTTCCCCTCGGGGGCCATCACCCCCACGGCCGGCAGCCTGAGCATCGCCACCAACGCCGCCGCCGGCGCCAAGGTGCACGTGCGGGCGGTGCGGGCCGCGGTGACGAGCTGAGCCGCACCCCCACCCTCAACCACCCATGACTGACGCCCGCGGCGGTTGACGCCGGCGCGGGCGATTCGGCGACCGCCTTGAGGCCCGCGGCTCCGCGGGCCCGACGCACGGCGGCGCTGTGACGGACACCGAGACACACAAGGAACGGACCCATGGCCCTGAATCCCACCAGCGGAACGGTCGCCGTGCGCGAGGACATCGCCGGCGTGCTCAACGAGGCCGGCGGCCTCGGCGCGATGAAGCCGATCGGCCTGCGCATCCTGCCGGCGTACGGCGTGAACAAGAAGAAGGGCGTGCTCTACCGCATCAGCAGCAAGAGCCTGATGCGGCTGCCGACCGGCACGATGGTGGCGCCCGGCGGCACCGCCAAGCGGACCAACACCAGCCTCGAGAGCGACAGCTACGAGTGCGAGACGCACAAGCTGGCCGAGGCCTGCCCCGACGAGACCGAGGCGGAGTACGGCGACACCTTCAGCTACCGCCTGGCGGTGGCGCAGATCAAGGCCGCCGAGCTGACCCGCATCCACGAGAAGCGGGTGTACGACCTGGTGTGCAACACCACCACCTTCCCGCAGTCGGGCGACACGGGCCTTTCGGTGAGCGACGAGTGGGACGACCTGGAGAACGCCGTCCCCGACGAGAACGTGAACTACGGGGCGCGGGCGATCCTCAAGCGCACCGGCATCCCGCAGGGCGCGCTGCGGCTGGCCGTGGGCTTCAAGACCTACCAGAGCCTGGGCGCCAACAAGCGCCTGCGGGAGCGCATCGGCCTGCGGTACTCGCCCGACGCCCAGGAGAGCGCGCTGCTGACGGCGACGCAGCTGGCCGCGGCGCTGGGCATCGCCAGCGTCGAAGTGAGCGAGATGACGTACGACTCGGCCAACGAGGGCCAAGCGTTCGCCGGCGACTTCATGTGGAACGATGAGTACGCCTTCCTGTACTACGCCCGCGAGGACCAGGGGCCGCTCAACGTGCCGGAGATCGGCCGGACGATCTTCTGGAACCGCATGGGCGGGCTGTTCGCCGCGGACCAGTTCCGCGACGACGACGCCGAGAGCGAGGTGCTGCGCGTCAAGCAGAGCACCGATGAGAAAATCTTCATCCCCGAGGCGGGCTTCCTGTTCACCAACATCAAGACCTGATACCCCCCCACGCTACCCCCCCCACGCTAGGGCC